GGGTACGATCAGCACAGTTTTCAGTAGCAACTGTGTACTTGAGATCTGCGATACCAAGTCTGTTTTCACAGCAGCAATCAGCAAGCTGACTCTGTACTCCATTGAAGCCCTGAGTCATTGCAGTCTGGCCGGCAAAAGCTGTCTGCATATTTGCCATCTGTCTTGCGTTTGCGGCGGTTTCAGCATTTGCAAAGCCTGAATTAACCGTAGCATTAACTCCGGCAAAGCCGTTGCAAAGGCTTGTCTGAACATCACCGCAACATCCACAAAGCTGAGTAGCAAGGTTCTGAACTCCGCTCTGTACTCCTGCGATACCACTCATAACTGCGGCTTGGTCAAAGCCTCTCTGAACAGATCCACCATTACCATCATTTACAATGATAGGCTGTCCGCCGCCCCAAGCTCCACCGCCGTTGTTATTTCCATTGTTCCAACCACCTGCGGCAAGCAGAATGATTAAGAGAACAATCCACCAGCCGTTATCACCACCAAAGCCGTTGTTGTTTCCATTGCCCTGCTGATAAACGGGATAGGGATATGCTCCGCCTCCAATGTTTGCAGGTCCTACGAGCATTGTTGCAGGAATGCCATTGTTTTCACTATCTGTTAAACCCATCTTTTTACCTCCTATATTTTTTGTAGGTTAGGGGCAACACTCATAATCCGTGTTGTCCGTTTATATAAAAGCCTGTGCACCGACTTTTATTAACGAATTAAACTTTTTAACTTAAAAAACTTAAATTCATTTCAGATTCTATTTGAGTTACTAACTGAATTAAAAATGAATTAAAACTTAACACCCATATTCTTAGCCATCTGCATGGCTTGGTTATATTGATCTTGTGAAACTTTCCCACTGTTCATAAGATTCTGTATAACTGCCTGTGGGTTATTTGATATATTCTGAGGGATCCCAAGACCACCAAGCATTGACATGGGATTGCTTTTTAACTGTGGTAACATTTGCATTATCTGCATCGGGTTTATGTTCATGCTCCTACCTCTTCTTTTAGCTCATCAATCTTATGAATCATCTTTTGCTCAAAATCTTTGAGTTCGTCATGAGTTACAAAATCAACCTTTGGCTGAGCCTGTTCTGATACCACCGGCACGCTCTGCGGCTGAGCCTGTTCCCTGATTGTGTAGTCGAGAATCTTCATACTTGGCATACCACTTGCATCAGCGGATTTGAGATAAATTGTCTGCTTCTCGCTATCCCACAAGGGTAGAGTTGTGTTGGGAGAAAGCAAATAAGATTTTGCTCCCGTTTCTCCTTGTACCCATATCATAGGATTACTCTGTTGTTGCACATTAGGCTGAGGGGCTTGAGCCTGCTGCTGATATTGTGGCTGTTGATATTGCGGATAATATTGTTGATAAGTAGCCGGAAATCCATTGTTATAAGCCATCTAAAGCCTCCTTAGTACCAATAATATTGCGGAATTTCATTTGAACTGTTCCATGTGTCGTAAATCGCGCCATCTATCACAGTTGCGGTATGTGTTCCAAAACCCAACACATAAACACCCTCCGGATTATCACGGCAAAAATCTTCTGCCGTATAGCAATCCGGACAACTGTTTGGAATAATCGCTCTTTTAAAGCCGTGTTGCCTTAAAACTGCACCCCATGCGGCATTATTATGAGGCATCACACCCATGTTTTTAGCCATGCTGCACACCATATCAAAGGCATCATCCCAGCTAATGTTCAGAGCAACCGCAACCGCACGAATGGCACAATCTTCCACATTGTTTGCAATGGGATTCGCATTGTACTTTATCCACATTCTCTTTTTCCTTCTCTTCGATAAACTCTGTTAATTCCTTGGTGCTATAATAATTTTTCATGAAATCTTTTACTATTCTCCATGCTTCTGCATCAGAATAGCCACAACTTACTAATCGGTTTACACTATTTTTTACTATGTCCATGAATAAATTGTAGAATTTTCTTGATCCAAAGAGAACGAATTAGAAGCGCATCTTATATGCAATTAATATGCACTTTACACAATGCGATATATTAGATATAATTAATATGTTCGATGAACCCTGTTTTTTCCATTTCATCCCATAAAAAAAGGACTTGCCAGTCACACAAGTCCTTTTTTGTTACTTTAAATGTTTAAATATTATATTTTCATTCTTGTATATAATGTTTTGTACCTGTCTTACTGATATACAGAATTCTTCTGCTAAAGATTCTTGCAAAATTCCATCAATATATCTTCTTTTCATTAGATCTCTATGCTTTTGATTATGTATGTATTCATCAATAACTTTGCTTATTTCTGAATTGCTATACTCAATCACTTTGCCCCTCTTCCAACATTCTTTTTTCTGCCTGTTCCGTTGCAAGCAGGGCATTTGTGATAACCACTGTTACCGCCAACTTTTCTTCGCCTTATTTTAATCGTCTGTTTTGCCATTTTAATTTGTTATATACCCATCATTGCCAACATAGTTATTATAGCCATCTTCATTATCTTGTGTAACAACAACATCTTCCCATTGGTTCTCCCAATACAGCCAAGCACCATTAGTAGTGATTAAAGCCACGATCAACACCAAGCACAATATCCAAAGTCTTTTTATTGTCCTTTCTTGCCTTGCTGTGGCGATTTCAAAAGCAATACGAGGGATTAACTTATCATCCATTCTTTAAAGCCTTTCTTGTAGCCTGTCCTACAATTCCATCGACCTTTAATCCGAATTTCAATTGAAAATCTTTAACCGCCGCAATGGTCTTATCTCCTGCGATTCCATCAACCTTTAAGCTATAACCGCGCTGGTTAAGCTCATACTGAACCCACTTAACACCGTTGCCAGACATGTTATGTTTTATGTTCGCTGTCGGCTCTGTGTAGGGATTTCCTTCAACTACTGTGTTAAGGTCATATTTGGTCAAGCCATATGTTTCGATGATCTTGATAACAGAATTAACCTCTGTACTACTTGTCATATAGCCGCAAGCCTTAATTTGTGCCATCTGCTCTTTGTAATCTGATGCCGCTAACACTCTTTTATACAGGCTTGTATTCAACAGCTCATAATAGTTAAACACGCACTGTTCGGCGCTGTCATACGCCCTAAATGCCGCCTTGATTGCTGTGTGTTTTCCTATTGTGTACTCTTCCGATGTTCTGGAAGTAAAAAACTTGCCACTCCAATATTTTGTAGCGGTTTTACCTGTGCCGACCTTTTGACCAAAAAACGCATGATGCTGCGCCATAATCTTGGAAGTGCCATATGCGGATTCAAGGCAAGCCATACCGATGCATACAGACGGCTTGACTTTACCCAACTGCTTATAAGCTTTCTGCGCTATTGGTGCTATCATTCCGATAAACTGCGCTATCTGTGTTGCTGTTGCCATGTTCTCCCCCTTCCATTGACGTATACTGATAGGCCGGTCGCTTGAACCATTTTAAAGACCTTTGTAATCTCGGATCTTTCTTTAAATCCTTCATCTGATTTTCAGTCAGGTCTTTATACCATTTGCTTTCCATTTTAGTCCTCTACATATCTTTCAACATCTTTATTAGTTTCAAGCAGATGCTTCATGTATTCAAGTGCATCATCAACTAATTCAGAAAATGTGCCAAATGAAATAATAGGCACTAATGACGGAAATACTTTGCAAAATTCATTGTATACTGCTCTGAGCTTCAATGCTCCTGTGCCGCCTTGATACTGCTTTTCGGCTTCTACGACTGCATAAAGAAGCCACTGTTTGACTTTTGCTAACTGTTCCTCACTTGGCAATGCTACAAACTTCTTTACATATGCGATCACAACCACGATTGCACACGCTACCACCACCAAAAAGCTCCAATTATCAACTATCCACTTCATATTATCCTCACTTTCCGATTACTGTTGAGTAATAATCAATTACCGCTTTCTTGAAAATTACAGCACCTGCCACGATTAGAACCCCTGCTATTATCATTGTTCATCTCCTTTTAATTTAAATTTTTTTATTATAGCACAAAGTAACAACTCGCCCCCAAAAGCTCCATAGAGGCAAGTTGTTAATGTATCGTGCATTATTCCTGTTAATGTTGAAAAGGTAAATTCTACGATTGTGTAAATTATCATCACACAAAAAGAAAATATAATATATTTATCTAACCCTGAACGTTTTTTCCTCCCCCTCATGGAAGTAACCCCTTCATCACCATCCCAAGCAAAGCCCCGATAATTCCTGTCATAACCGATGTTACAACCAGCTCCCATCGTTTAACCGGCTTGTATTCGAGCTCTCTTAAGCAAGCACCTTGTTTTTCAAGCTCTTTGGCCATCGTTTCCATACTGAGTGCGAGTTCTTTCGTTGATATCACCAAGTCCTGCACAACTTTGAAATTCTGTTCAAGATCCGAAATCCTGTGGTCTTGCCTGTTTTCAGCTTCATCAATCCGCTTGGCAAATTCGTTGTGAAGCTCTACTGTTAAAAACTCCTCCGCCATGTTGCGTCCTCTCTTAGTTTTTAATTATATCATATTTTGTGCGTGATAACACAATTAATTGAAATGATATATTAAACGGAAGC